GGCTACAAATGTTGCTTTTAGAAATGTATATACTGATATTCCTTTACAGTTTAAAGAGCATCCAGTTAAAAAAGATATTCTTCCCCTAAGAGATTTAGATGCAATAAAGCAATCTATTAAAAGTTTAATCCTAACAAACCAGGGAGAAAGACCTTTTCAAATGGGACTTGGAGGAAATGTTACAAAATATCTATTTGAACCGGTAACTCCATTTGTTGCGCATTCGCTTAAACAAGAAATAATTAAAACACTTCGAAGACACGAACCAAGGGTAAGAAATATACAAGTTGCTGTATCAGCTGATATTGATAGAAATCGATTTGATGTGACAATTGCGTTTGTTGTTCAATCTTCAAATACACAAGAAAATGTTTCATTCGCACTTGAAAGATTACGATAATGGCAAAACAATTAAAAACAACAGAACTTGATTTTGATAAGATCAAGGATAATATTAAAACTTTTTTTAAAAGACAGGATTCACCTTTTAAGGATTTGGACTTTGACGGATCTGGTTTAAATCAGATACTTGATATTCTTGCTTATAATACACATTATAATGCAGTGAATGCTCATATGGCCGTGAATGAATCATTCTTAGATTCTGCTCAAATTCGTTCAAACGTTGTTTCTCATGCTAAATTAATTGGATATGTTCCTCAAAGTAAACTAGCTGCGACCGCCTCTTTAAATCTTACAATTGCAGCCGGAGGTCAAACAGGAGCATTGAGTATACCCGAAGGCACATCTTTTACCGGAAAAGTTGATGGTATAACATATACATTTAAAACTATAAGTGATTCTCAACAGCAAACTCCCGTTGATGGCAAATATACATTTAATAATATTGTAGTCAGAGAAGGCACGACTAAGGTACAAAAATTTGTTTATAATGATTTAGCCAACCAGCAATTTGTTATTAACGATAAATCGATTGATAAAACAACGCTAATTGTAAAGGTGAAAGAAAATGAATCGATTGACGATGCAGATGCAAAGACCTATAAACTATTCGAAATAGGTGCTGACATTAATGATACGTCAGAGGTTTATTTTATTTACGAAAACTATCAAGGGAATTATCAGATAGAATTTGGAACAGGCGTTTTAGGTAAAAAACCAACCGTTGGTTCCATTATATCATGTGAATTCGTATCAACAAAAGGAGAAGATGGTAATGGTATTAATGCTTTTTCTTTTGGTACTTTTGGAGATGATTTTCCTATCAATGATATTGAAAAAATAGAAACAGCATCAAGATCAGCGGGTGGAGCTGATAGGAACACTATTGAAAACATTAAATTTAATGCGCCACTATCATTTGTCTCAAAGAATAGAGCAGTAACATCAAATGATTATAAAGCTTTAGTCAATAAAGAGTTTGGAAATATTATTCAAGACTTATCGGTTTTTGGAGGGCAAGAAATGACACCACCTCAATATGGAAAAGTGTTCATTTCAATTAAACCAAAAGGTGACGAAGAAGTATTAACCCAACTTCAAAAGAATCAAATAAAAAATTATTTACAAGATAAGAAGATTATTGCGATTGAAACGGAAATAGTCGATCCAGATATAACCTATATCTATTTCAATATATTTACTAAGTATGATAAAGATAGAACATCTTTATCCGAGAAGCAAGTTGTATCTAAAATACAATCAACCATTGTAGATTTTAATAATTCGTTCCAAGAGTTTAATAATGATTTTAGATATTCTACCTTCTTAAAAGAAATAGATGAGACTGATACTTCTATAATTAATTCATTAGCTCAGGTTTTATGTTATAAGAAATTTAATATTTCAAGAGATAACACGCAAATCAGAAATATTAATTTCAGATTTAAAATGTTTGGTAATATCGACCAAGAGAAATCTTTTATTACTACATCAGAATGGAAATTTAATTCTTTACGATATCAGTTAGAAGACACGCCTATCGCAAATGATAACAATAAAAGAAAATTAAGATTAGTTAGAATCAATGATGATAATCAACGTATTATTGTTGATTTTGATGTTGGTTATTTGTACCCCTCACTTGGATTAATGGAAATTAATCCACTTCCAACTGACATAGATACAACAATTGAAATTTTCGTAATACCTAGTGCATATAATATTTCTAGCGTTGAAAATAATATATTGAGCATTGATTTGAATAAAACAAATATTAGTGTTACTGATAAAGACGTTGAAACGCAAGAAGTTATTATAAATGAGTAATTACGAAAGCAGCAGAGTAAATAGCTTAATACCTGAGTTTTTAAAAGAGAGCTCAGCAAATCTTGTTGCTTTCTTAAAAGAATATTACGAAAATGAATATGATAAAGAATTCTTTGCGTCCAGAACAGAGAATGAAGAATATGTAGATGTTGCCTCTTCACTGATTTCTAATATTACAAAAAATAGGGATCTAGATCAAGTAAGTGAAAGTGCTTTTATTGAAGAACTAGCTCAATCTGTAGCTAAAAATATTCCAGGTTCTAGTGTTGTAACTAGAAAATTTCTTATAAAAAGATTAGTCGATTACTATGATGTTAGGGGTAACACTCAGATGATTGATGCATTTTTTCGTCTTTTCTTTAATAAAGCAGTTAGTGTAGATAAACCATTTGATAGAGTATTAATTCCATCCAGTGGCCATTATGAATCTAACTTGTTTTTAAGAACCTTTAATAATACTAATAATTTACCAGATGATACTATTTCTAAAAGAATATTTCAAAAAACAGAAAGAGGGTCAATTATTGCGCAAGGGCTTGTCTCATCTATAAAAGTAAATAAATACGACGAAAAAATAACATTTTTTAAATTTCAAGAGCGAACAGTTACGGGTGTTTTTAAAGAAGGCGTTGATGTACAATACGAAGATGATAATGGGCAGATTAAAAGTATTGGAAAACCGTATAGGACATTAAAATCCATATCTATTAATAAAAGAGGTACTGGATATAAGTTGGGTGATAGATTATTTCTTCAAGATCGAACTGATGTTACTTTTTATGCCAAGGTGATATCAGTTGATGATGATAAAATTAAAAAAATACAAATTATAGATTATGGTTCTGGAAATACACAAGATCCAAATGCTATAACAACATATGTCGATTTTGCAAATAAGGATGCTTCTCCAGAAGAAGGCATTATTACGACCTTAGACACTGATGGCTCTGGATCGGGTGTAGAAGTGACATTGAATTTTGGATTATTGATTGACGAAGATGGTGAATATATTAATACCGATGGGCGTCTTTCAAATCACACTGTTCTTCAAGATTCTAATTTTTATCAGAAATTCTCTTATGAGCTTTCAACTGACCAAGAATTTTCACGGTATAAATCTTTTTATGTAGAATTATTACATCCAGCTGGCGAAAAAGTTTTTCACGATACAAAGAAAAATCTTCCAACACAAAAATTGGAGATTACTAATGAAGAAATAACGCTTAATACTTTTTTACCAGTTGATGTTACACCCGATGATGACGATGTGTTCTTTCCTCAAACTGTATTTTTAATAAAGCAGGATTATTTTAATATAGATGATGGAGGGCCCGATCTTCCATACGTCAAAGAAGACTATTTGCAAACATCGAAAAAAATAATAGATAACTCAGTATAAATATTATTATGGGAATATCAGTTTCAGAACATGCACAGTATACAGCACTTGCACAAGTAAATAGGTCTTTATCTAAGAAGGAAATTAGAACAAAGTTTCTAAACGATTTTAAAGAACGTATTGATAATGAAGATGATATATTATATCTCTTTTATGGTCGCCCATATGATTTTGAAAACGATTCACCCGCGGTTCCTGCTCCGATAAATTCGGTTAGTAACGATTATGATATCAGAAAAGGAATTATGTCATTACGTCGAATTCGATCCGATGATGTTGTTCCTGGCATTAAAAAAATAGAATGGACACAAGGTACTGTTTATAACGAATATTCAAATTATGAAGATTTAGAAAATTTAAATTATTATGTTTTTGTTGAAGAACAAGCTAAACTCTATATATGTTTAGATAATAACAATGGAGCTATTAGTACAATAAAACCAGATCGTGATGATGGAACCCCGTACCAAACTTTGGATGGTTATAAGTGGAAACTTATAATTAAATTTGATGCTTCTTTAATAAGAAAATTTACTTCAGATACGCATTTACCATTGCCAAAACAATCGGGTGTAAGTTCAGAAATTTTTATTTCTACAGATGGTGGCCAAATTGATAGGTTAGAATTAGAAGATGAATCGCCGATTACATATGATTACTCAAATGCTGATTCGCCATCATCAGAAATACCTCTATTTATTAAAGGAGATGGTGATGATATAAAAACTGCTATTGCAACTGGTGTTGTGGATGGGGTCAGTGGAGAGCTCCAAAGTGCTGATTTCAGTGGGGTAGGTGATTCAACTGGCAATGGTTACTATGTTGATCCTAACAGAGGAACAGTCCCAGTTGAATTTAAATTAGCAGATCAACGAACCGCGGGCGAGAGCTTTAGTCCTGCGTATGGGATAGCAACTATAAATGATAGTGGTGAAATTGCTTCTTTAGAAGTAGTTAACTCTGGAAGTGGTTATCCAACCTCTGGGTCAACAAAATTAATAATTATACAATCTTCAGCTATAGCTTATATGAATATTAATTCATCGGGTATAATCGATAGTTTTGATATTGAAAAAGCAGGTCAGAATTATAGAAATGCATCGGTTATCTCTATTGCAGGTGATTCTGTTTCTGCACCTGCGGATAATATTATTAAGCCAATTATATCGCCGTTCTTAGGACATGCAAGTAATATTAAATTAGAGTTGAATGCTATGTCTCTTTTTATTAATGTAAAAATTTCATCCGGCGGCGGAATCTTTACTCAAAGTAATGACTTTAGGCAGATAGGCATAATAACAAATATATTGGATAATAGTAGTACTATTGAAAAAAGTACATTTATTGATGCAATGTCTTCTATAAAAATTCAAGGGATTGGTCAAACAACTTTTGAAAATATTGCAATAGATGATATTATTGAAGGAAGAACAAGTCTTAATATTGGTAGATTAGTTGATATTCTAGATGTTGAAGGAGATCCAAGTACAAAAGAACTAAGATTTTTAAATGATGCAAATGTACCCCATACAAAATCCTTCGAAATTGGTGAGACAGTAGATATTTCATCAGAAACGGGAACAGATGGATTTGAAGTTACTGATGTTACACAACCAAATATTGATATTTTTAGTGGCGAGATTTTATTTATAAATAATAGTAACGCCATATCAAGAACAACTGAACAAAGCGAAACGAATAATTTTATATTTAATTTCTAAAGATGCCATTAACAACATTCAATCAAGCTCCTTATTTCGATGATTTTAATATCGAAGACGTTAACAGCAATAATCAGACAGTAGCTGATAAGAATTATCTACGTATTCTTTTTCAACCTGGGTTTGCGGTTCAGACAAGGGAGTTAAATCAATTACAAACTATCCTTCAGAGTCAGATTCAGAGGTTCGGTGACTCTTTGTATAAAGAAGGAACTGCTGTACTTGGTGATGACAAACCAATCTTTACAGATAATGTTGATTATATTGAATTTATCCCCGCAGACGATGCCCCAAGTGGACTTGCTGATATTTTAAAATTACAAGAAGAGATATCAAATAATGATTCTACCGCTAAAATTTTAAAAGTAGAAAGTTTCGAAGAAGATTCTATTAATAAAATAAGACTCTATCTTAAATATGAACAAGATAGTAAATTTATAGTTGAAGAAGATGAAGCTGATAATGCATTATTTTTCTTTGATAGCAAGTATACTAATGCATTAAATAGTACCGTAGAATTTTTAGGTAATATTGGAACAATAAGTTCGGTCGGAAGTGGATTTAGTTATGCTATTCGTGAAAACATTTATTATATGAATGGATCATTTGTCCATTTTCCAGAGACATCATTGTTTTTAAAAAAACCAGATGGAGCTGATGTAAAAGGTGACTTAAGATTCTTAATAAAAGAAAACCAGATAACTAGTGCAGATGATAGTACTCTTTTGGATAATGCAAATGGTTCTCTTAACTTTTCAGCGCCAGGTGCTGATAGATATCAAATAGTTATTACAGCTATTTTTATTGATAAGACAGAAGGGGGCGCTATTCGAAATCTGAACGGGGGAGATAGTTCGTCAACTGCATTTTTAGAAACAGATCCGAATTTAGGTACAACTAAAAGACTTTTAACCGTTGATGTTAATGGTGTAAAGCAAGAAACATCCTCATTATATAGTAATCTAGATGCGCGTCTTGCGAGAAGAACCTTTGAAGAAAGTGGTCATTATGTACTACAACCATTTAGAGTTACATTCCAAGAATTCTATAAAGATCCTAATGATAAAAAATACATTGATGGATATTATTCTGCAGAAAAAATTGAAGAAGGTCCTATCTTTGGAATAAACAATGAGGATGACGCTAAAGATTGTTATGTCGCAGAAATCGATACATCAACCTCTTATGTAAACGGATATCGATATGATTATCCTAAAAAAGTGTTGTTAAAAGGTGATAAAGCCCGAACAGATTCTAGATTCGAAGATACTCAGTTTACTATCAGATACGGTAATTATGTAGAAATGAATATAGATGAAGCTGGAGATGTACCACATCCCACAATAAGTAGCACTGATATACCTGATATAAAAAGTATGGTAAAAGATGGCGATATTTTGAGAATTTATACTCGTGACGGAAAAGATTTAGGGATAGGACTAGAAAATGCTAACCCTGCACCATTGCTTTTCAGATTGCCATACGAGGGTGTTAAATCTTTAACATCATTTGAATACGAAAAAGTAAAATTGTATGAAAATATTACACTTAGTGGAAGTAAAATTACTATATCTTCTGCTGGTACTTTTACAGAAATCCAGTCTAATGACGAAACATCTTATGGTATTTTAGATGCTAATAATAAAATTTTAATTGCTAATGAAGATTTTAATATTGATGTTGACAATACATTTGCATCTACTATTACTTTTAATATTTTAGATTCGTCGGAATTTAATCCTCCCTTCAAGGTTTTTGCACCTGAAAAAGTAACATCAGGACGTGCCAGAAGTAAAACCAAGCGAATCGGGGCTACTTCTTTAAATGGATTATCTGCAAATGAAGAGACGGTTATCACATTAAGTCATTCTGATGTATTACTTAATGAAACATTAGATGATTTAAAACTTTTAAGAAATGGAGTAGAGGTATCTAATGTAAAATTTAGAATTGTTGATAATGGTCAACGTGCGGATAAATATACTCGTCCTGTTATAGGTATTACTTCTCCTATCACAATCGGAGATGATGCATCTGTTCAATATTCTTATTTTGCTCACGGGTCTGGTGAATATTTCTGTGCAGATTCATATGCTGGATTTGAATACGGTGATATTCCAACTTATAATTATATAAGTTTAGCAGATTATGTTGATTTTAGAAAGAAAGAACAGCCCGATACTGAAGATGCAGCAGCAGCAGATGATCAGATTATCCCAAGAGTTAATTCAACCGCTAATATTAAAGATGTAAGTGTTTACAATTCAAGAATTGATAAGCTTATTATTAATGATACTGGTGCTTTGCAAATAATTAAAGGAACTCCTGGCATTGATCCCACAACACCAGACACTCCAAACAATTCTTTAACTTTATACGAAATATTTGTTCCTTATTATACTGGTGATTTACGAGATATTAAGAATGTATATATTGATAATTCAAGATATACAATGCGGAAAATTGGTGATATTGATCAACGCTTACAAAGAATCGAATATGACAGAGCATTATCGGACTTTGAAAAGTCAGCGAACGCTATTTCATTTTTAAATGATGATGGTCAATCGCTTTTATTTAAAGCAGCTTTCCTTGCAGATAATTTTGCGGGTCATGGTATTGGAGATGTTAAAGCTCCAGATTATTTAGTAGCAATTGATAGACTTGCTAGAGAAGCGCGTCCTTATTATAAACAAAAGAATTTTAGATTCTTTTATAATTTTCCTTCTGCATCGAATTCTAATGACAGATCAGATAATGTTGTAACAAATTTAAAAGATGTATATGATGATTCAAATACTTATACCTTCAATCAAGGAGATTCTGTAGTTGATCCTACTAGTACAACCCGTCCCACTGCACATCAGATATCATTTTCTGATGGATCACCCAGTATTGTATTAAATCTTGTTGCTAGTACTAAATTTGCTGATATTTATGATGATAAAACACCAGAGTTAAATGGCGAGGACTATTATAAGCTAGTTATTTTTAAACCAACAGATAAAATTGCTAATGTTAATATTAGAACAGGTAATGTCGCGAATGCAATCAACGTGACCGAGCTTGCTTTAGATAAAAAACATGCAGTTTTGCAAAAATACAGTCCACATCCGAATGGAGTTATTAGAAGTCATTTCACAAGTAAAATATTGCCGATTGGTCAGAATGAGCGGGTACTTGCTACGTATTATAATGGGAACATAATATATGATAGTCAAAATACAAGTCAAGTATTATCTGAGCAAGGCGGCACCAAAACTGCTACCATCAAAAGGCTTTTTAGTCAGAGTGGTAGTCTTATTAACACTGCTAATAAAAGTGTAGCTGCTCAGAATAAAAATAATAAACAAGTTGATGGTGCATCAACAGCCGAAATTCTTTCATTATGGGAAGGAACGACAACCGAACTCTTTTCTCAAGAGTTGATGTCACAAACACTCAGTATTCAGCCCTTCGAAGTTTCTAATTATAATGGTCATTTAACCCTTTCTCCATCTAGTGATGAATGGATTGATACGGAGCGTCGCCCAGCTACTGTTATCAATAACAATGGCGCAATGGATGCTATTGATTTTCTTATAGAAAACACTGATGTATTTGAGGGTGTACTTGGAACCGAGTGGAATGCTTGGGAGACTAACGTTCAAAGTAGAACGACAACAACAACAAGGTCTGGAATATGGAGAGGAACTAATGGTCGAGGACGATGGCCATTAAATCAACGCACAACAACTACCACGACAACGACCGGAACTAGAACTAGAACTGGTACTAATCGAACTCTCGCTGAAGAAACAATTGAACAAGATTTAGGTGATAGAGTAGTAGATCTTAACATTATTCCATTTATTCGTTCACGGGATATTTCATTCAAAGTAACTGGATTAAAACCAGGAACACAACATTACGTATTCTTTGATGATGAAGATGTTACTAGATATTGTGCACCAACACCGGAATTTGTAAGATTTTCGGAAACTACATTAGTTGATACTTATAATAATCAAGGAGCACCTGATACTACTGATGACGATTTCGTAGGGCCGATTTCTTGTCCTACATTTAATGTATATGCGTCTCCTATAGTTACTACATTAGAGCAGGGTGATCTCACTGGTACATTTAGAATTCCAAACAATTCCGATCTTAAGTTTAGAACAGGACAACGTTTGTTTAAACTTACTTCTTCGCCTAATAATAATGATGACGAAGCCGATTCTGTCGCTGAGGCAACATATTCAGCATCTGGAATGATTCAGGCAAAGGAACAAACCATCATGTCGACCAGACAACCCACTGGCATTTTGACTGAGAATCTTAGACAATCGGTAGATTTTGTTCGAACTACTACGAGGACTAGAGTTCGCCGATGGGACCCAATCGCACAAACATTCTTAATCGATGAAAACCAGCATCAGAATGGTGTATTCTTAAGTGACGTTGATGTATATTTTGCGGAAAAGCCTAATTGGAATGTAGATGTAGAAATTTATATAGTTCCTACAGAACTTGGTATACCAACTCAAGATGTTGTACCTGGATCTAGAGTTATTAAATCGAATCATCTAGTTAATGTATCTGGTAGAGAACCATCTAACCCAAGTGCTGATATAGTTCCAACTAATTTTAAATTTGAAAATCCACTTCATCTAAAAGCCGGTCAAGAATATGCAATGATTGTATTCTCTACATCGATCGATTATAGAGTTTGGACATCAGTACTTGGCCAAAAGGATATACGTTCCGAAACAATTATTGATAAGAATCCAAGTGTAGGTGTACTATTAAAGAGTCAAAACACACGAACATGGACGCCTGATCAAACAAGAGATTTAGCATTTAAAATGAATAGATGCGTCTTTGTTAGCGAAAAATCCTTTACATTTAAAACAAGAATTGAAGGAAGAACCCAGGGAGTTGAAAATTTTGATTTTAGTTTAATTAATATAAATGAATCATCTGTTATATTACCAAATACTAATATCACACATACGCTGAAATTCAAAAATCAAAACAATTCAGTAGTCCCGAATGGATCATTAGAAAATCTGAGAAGTAATTCAAGTTATCCGTTAAATGGAGCGATCACTAATGCTCAAAATATTGAATCAACCGTTACATTGACTACGGAAGATACGTCTGTATCTCCGATGTTTGACCTTGAAAGATACTCTTTGATTAGTATTTCAAATACTAAAGCTGGACCTAGATCGATAACAGATTCAGAAATAGAAGCGGCTTCGAAAAAAGAAGGATATGTTACTAGGCAGATTCCTTTATTGAAACCCGCAACTCGTGTACGAGTTATGATGGATACATTAAGATTAGTAGAATCATCTGATATTAAAGTCTTTGTTAATATAAATGAAGAAAGTAATGAAGATGGTACTCGTGTATATAAACATGTTCCAGTTATTTCAGCTGCGGGCGTTAATGCATCACAGGTTCCTATCTCAGCAAACGAAGAAGATTTTATTACGACAGAGTTTAATTTAAATCCGTCTGAACTAGGAGAAGATGTTAATACAATGATTGTTAAGGTTGTCTTTGAAGCATCTGATTCAAGTAAAGTATGCAGAATACAAAATTTTGCGGCATTTGGATTAGCATAATATGAAATTATTAAGAGATACGATAAGTAAAGCTATCATAAATAATGATGACACTGAATATGAAAGGATTATGCGTGAAAGAAGGCAGGCAGAATCAGTTCAAGAATTAAAGGAAGAAATCAAAGATCTTAAAGAAATTGTATATAAATTAGTAAATGAAAGATAATTTAAATATAAAAGGAACTGTTTTCCTTAAGCTACAAAAATCAAATGGTGAAATATATAATCATACCATTGAAAATATTGTAGTAAATACTGGAAAAGAATTCTTTGCTAAGAAAATCTTTGATAATAATTTTATAGGCTATATTGCTAAAATTGGTATTGGTACAAATCTTACTGACCAGACAGTTAATGATAATATGACATCATTTAATAATGGTTCATATCAACAGATTAAAAAATCTATCAATTCAGAGAGTTCAGGTATAGAAACAGTAAATGGAGTTGATAATGCTATTGATTATGTCACAACTTTTTTTGATACTGCTGAAGATACTTTTACCGGCGGAGCGGCAATCCAAGAGTTAGTTCTAATTGGTCTCAATGATGATTCCCCTCAAGAAGAAGTTTTAATATGTCGTACAACATTCGATGATAGTCCTTCCGTTGGCTTTAATAAAGAGGAGACAGATATTGTTACAATAACATGGAGAATTACAATTAACTAAAATGAGTTTAATAACAACAAGAAATGCTAGAAGCTTAGATAAGTATACTCAAATTGATATACTGATTACTTCGGTCAATACGAACAATAATTACTTATATTGCAATGTCCAATCTTCTAATCTTAAAAGATTGGTTGTGGGCATGACTATCTTAGCGAATAATGGAACAACTTCGAATAAAATAGAAGCAATTGGTAATAATGGTCGATTGACCATGAGAGATAGTGTTTCTTCTATTTCACCAAATACTACAATTACATTTACAACCGCTGATGTTAAAGAAGAGCCTCTTACAAACCAAGAGATTGACGAAAACTTTCTTAATTTAGAAAAAAATAAATTAGATGCGACTGGTAATCAGTTTGTTGAAGGTAATGTAGAGATCAGAGATACAGAAGAAGAGGATTTCGCGGGATTTGATGAAGGTTCATCTGGTAATTTATTTGTTTCAAATCATATCATAGCAAAATCTATTGATATTGGGGGACTAGGGGATAGCACAGCAACATTTACTACTGATGGAGATATTCAAGTAAATAATATAAAAGTAAATGGAGAAATAGATAATAGGTCTATTTTTGAAAAATATTCTATTACAAAATTCAATCAGCATTTATTATGTGAATATACCGGGGTTGAAAATGAATTTTTAGCATATTCTATTTTATTCTTAGATAAAGCGGATGACCTCACCGTCAACGACGAAGTTGAGTTTAATCATAAAAGAGGAAAAATAATAGAAGTATTTAATGGTGAAGAAAAATACATATATGTTAAGGATCTAAGTGGTACAGCTAGTGATAATTATCTTGTTGGTTCTCAATGGTCTAAAAATCAACAAACATATACATTAAAAAAATTTTTAAAAGTAAAAGATTACTTAAAACCAAATCAACTTATTAAAATATTTGGTGTTGGGGAATCTGCTGTTTCTAGACCTGTATCTCCTACTATTTCAAAAGATGCGAATGCCGCGGGGGCTTCGGTATTATCTACAAATTATGAATATAAAGCTCTTACATTAAATAGAAGAACCGGAAAGATTAGTTCAGCGTCCAGCGGGGGAGGTATTACAATCAGTAATGTCCCAATCGATGAATTTGATGAAACGTCATTTAATAGGATTAATATAACTAGAAATTCTTCCTCGGATAATGATACTCAAGACTTAGCTGTATTATTATACAGAAAAGCTGGTAGTGAAACACAATTTCATTTAGTGGGAATCGTTGATAATTCAATGTTTGGGGCTAATTCAGCTGTATTTAGTGATTTTGGTAATTTTATTATAAATCAATGGTCGGGTAGAGCGGAAGATCACGGAAAATATACAAACGTTGATTTAGAGTATATACCAAAAACATATGAAGATAGAAATGAAAATGATCATTTATACGATAATGGATATCAATATGTTCGTGTGCATGAAGTAAATGATAATACATTCACGATTAGAACACAGGCAAAAAGTGGTAGCCAAACGTTTGTTGGGGAACAAAGTAGTCCAATCACTGGTGATAAATTAAGATTTTTTCATAATAATAGTGTAGTATATGATGATGATGGGGTGCTAATCGGTGGATTGCAAAAGCTAATTAATGATAAAAAATTAGATGGTACAAATTCTGTTACACTTCCTTCGGGTACATACCATACCGGTCTTATTTCAATACCAAGTGGTTTTCAACTAAAGGGAGAATCTAGATTCGGAACGATTTTGAAACTTCCTCCACTCGATGATTATTCTGATAATAAAATAGCTAGAGCAAATGTATCATCATTAACTTCTGAAGTATTTAATGATTCTGGAAAAAACTATGCAAATACTTTAATAGGATTATCAAAGAGTGAACTTGATATAGAAAAACACAATATATCAATCGAGAATTTAACTATTGATGGTAATTTTATCAATAGGTTTTTATCAAATGATACCTCGCAACAAAATATTCTTGGAGATTCTCTTTTGAGGGCCGAAAACATAAATACATGTTTATTGCGGGGTCTTATTATAAAGAATGCAGTTGGAGGTGGTATTTATGCTCCTAACACAAAAAGGTTTTCTTTGGAAAACAGTGATATATTAGACAATAGTCAAGCGTTAAAGGATAGCGAATATTATACTCCACTTCATGCCATTGCGTGTGAAGATATTAATATCACAAATAATAAACTTATGAATGGAAGTTCATCTGTTGAATTATCAAATACCATAAGAGGAAGTCTTATAGGTAATGTTGTTAAGAATACTAGTAGTGGTGTGATTACTTATGGGTCAACTAATCTTATTACGACACCTAATCTTATCCTTGGACCAAATAATGAATACTTAGGAACAACTGATACACTAGATAGCGAATTTGACTCTATTAATGTAGATTTATTTCAACATACAAGTGCTTTTGAATCTCTTTCAATTACGTTTTCAGTAGAAGGAGAGAAGGCATATCTCGCTGAAGAAGAACAAGAAGATGAAGATACAAATAAAATACCAGGCAGTGGCGTCAAATTAAGTTCTAAAATCCACACACTTGCAAAACAAGGGCCATACGAATATTTCATTGATGATTTAATTCCTGTAACTGATTCAACTAGCATAATTAGCTTTCCTAGTACAAATCGAGAAGATGGAAATATAAAATTTAGAATAGAACAGCCGCAGATTAATACTTTGAGAAATGGTTTTTCAATGGTTGGTTCTGCTCCAAATTTAAGAAGTACATATAATGCTCTTTCAAATCAACCAGCGGGTCAGTCATTAGTTGGTTTAGGATATCAAATTAATGCAACTGAATTTACTAATTTAACAAATTCAAATGACCATATAAAATTTTTAAGTTATAAAAATGGTAGTGCGGATCAAATTATTATTGAGGTTGGCAATGAGGTAGATTTGAGTGACTTTATCGTTGATAGAGAAGTGCTTTTGTCAATTAACTCAACGAGTAATTTATCCACGGGCCCCGCGAAATTTATAAATATAATTGACCCCGCGGGTACTGATCCAGATGATTATAAAGTATGTAAAGTTGTATCGGTTAATTCAGCAGCAAATGAAGTTACATTGGAAAAAAGTGAAGCTGGCATAAATAGTTTTAATGTTTCCTTAACTAATTCCACAGATAATAATCTCGTAGGATTCAAAAACACATTTTTAATAGCAAAAGGTAGAATACTTGTATAATGGCAAAAATAAATAGACCAAATAATATTGTAACTCTTGGCCAAACCGCTCCCGTTGGTATTGGACAAGGGAGTATAGATAATTCGTTACCTGTAGTCATAGCAGATAATCAACCTGCGGTGCCAGTCGTAGAACAAAATAAAGTTCAGTCTGAGGTAGCGCTTTCTCTGTTAGGAATTCCTCGTTCTGAAGTTGCCCTTGGTATTTTTGCGGATGTGAATACCTATGATGTTGATCCTGGTGAATGGTCACAAAAACCAGTTGAAAGACAAGAATTTGATGCCACTACAAGTCCACATGAGTTTCAAGGATTAAGTGCGGGCGTAAAAATGGGACATGGGTTAAGTCATGTACCAGAAGAAGCAGGGGCGCTATTAGAAGCTCCTAGAAATAAATCTGCTGTTCTCACATCAAAGAGATTCTTTAGATATCAACCGGGGCGTGTTTCCGCCGCGACATTTGGTGTTAAATCTTCTATTACACCGGGAGATTTTGATAATGACATAAGAAATCCCGCAATTCGAAAGTATGGAATTTACGATAACTTTGATGGATATTATTGGGAAACAAGGGATACTGGAAAGGGAGATCAATTTGGTGTTGTTCGACGGACACAAGCATTAATTAAATATAGAAGTAATTTTGGTGTTGCCACTGGGGATCAAACCGAAGATTATTCTATAGTTGGATCAGATGATGCTTCAACATCATTGATTACCGCTAATACTCAGTCTAGTGCATCATTAACAGTAACTATCACGGATCTTTCTAATCCGCCAAAGGCAGGAATGTCTATTTATGATACGAAAGATAATTATAATGCGTCAGGTCAAGGTTTTATTCCTGCGAATACTCGAATTGAAACTGTAACTCAAACAGATGGTTCGCCAGATGGATCAGAATTTACTATTACACTTTCAAACAGTATCAATGGAACAACTGGTACAAATACTCAATTTTATTGTGATTTTTCTGGTGATCTTGTTATTGTTCGGGATAAACTAATGATGACACATGCTGCGATTTATGATCCAACTCTTTTAAAGGATGAAGAAACATATACATTTACAGCTGTAACAGATGGCACGACTGGACACGTTACATTATCTCAGGCTGATTATGATAAACTTGAAGAAGGCCAGATGGTGATGTATCAATCAGATGAAACTAATGGCGATGGCTATTTTGAAACTTCGATTCTAATCATTAAACAAAAGTTTGATGCATCAAATACATTAACACTTATTGATGTTAATGGTGATTCTTTAAATCTTACTAGCGGAACTTTAACAGCTTCTAAACACTCTCTCAAAACACCTGTTCCATTTATATTTCCATCGGCTATTCAAAAAGGTGAGGGAGGTTCTACCGCAGATATAATGTGGCCCTATGCAAGAGGATTTGGATTTAAAACAGATTCTGTTGAGAAAAGAGTTAATTTTGGTCCGACGCGCGGAGATGCAGTCGGAGCTGTACATACTGATACACAATTTGGATTTAATTCGGAGCTAGATATCAAAGGTGATATTGATGATGTAAATAATGGTAAGTCATGTGTTACACTGGGAACGCTTCCAACAGCATTTACTGCGGAAAATTCATACTTAAGACATGCATGGTCTCAATGGATTCGCCACAACGTAAAATCTAAATTTTATGGTGTTTATGAATATCGTATTCCCCGCTCAAGATTTTCCTTTGATTTTGTTGATGGTTCTCAAGGTAATAGATTACGTTATTCTGATAATACAAGAATCGCAGGAGGTAATGATGGAAACGAGAAATTACCTGGTGATGAAGTAGCGGGTATAGAAAATGAAATAAATTCAATCTATGAAATCGACTTCGAAAAAGTGATGATGAATAAGATTGAGTTCTCATGGTACGGTGCTGTGGGTGCTCTCTTCTTAGTTTATGTTCCGGTTGGAAATGGGGAAGCGCGATGGGTTCGGGTTCACCACTTAAGAGCTTCGAATCAATTAAAGGTTGCATCTCTTGGTAATGCTACTCTACCTCTTACATATACAATTTATGGAGGAGGCACTGGAAAAACGTTGGGAAGAAATGATTTAGAGACTGCTGAGTCTTATGCAGGAGGAAAAACTGCATCTGAATTCGTTATTAAATATGGTTCATCATATTATATCGATGGAGGAGACCGCGGTACTGTTAAGTTGTTTAATTATTCAAATGATAATCTTGTAGATTTAAAATCTCATGTGTATGAAGCATCTAGTTTTACAAAATCGGCCGATGAAGTAACAATAAATTATAATGATATTAATTTAAAGGGAGAAACATACTCCCTTGGTAATGTTGATGACATTTTGATTAACTCGAAAGTTATAACAGAAGATCCAGCTGATTCAAACTTAAGAGTTATTTTTGTTGAGAGATTAAGTGGTGGTACTCAAATTAAATTATATTTGAATAATGCTATCAATGCAAATAGCGGAGGACTAGAGTTTGTAACAGAAACTGGTCAATCCGTATACGGACTCACATCAAAAACAAATATCACATCATCACAAGGATTTAATGTTAGAAATCGTGTTCAGGTCTATCCTACTAAATTAGCCGCGGCACTTACATCCGTAAATTCACAAGCCGATGCGGTCAAGTTAGAGATGAACAAGAATGTTATTTTCCAAGAAAATGCTGTACATGATGTTGTGAATGCAACAGAATCTCTTACTCCGTATGTAGGAACACCACTAGAAGTAACAGGACTTGCAACTAGACTAACATCAAGCAATTCATCGGGTGATTTTAATTCATTAAGTATTGGTGAAAAACTTTATGGTTGGTTCTATGTAGAAAATACTGATGGCGGAAATGATAGAGCACTATTTGGATATGTATATAAAATTTCAAATGGTGTCTTTGAGTTCTTCCCGCTTGAAAGTTATACTGAAAGACTTCAATTTAATGATAAGGCATTCTTATATGCAAGGCAATATGAAGCAGATGGTTCCGTCCGAACAACGGATTCAAATGATGAACAAAATTCTGAAGAGATTGAAAGATTAAGTTCTATAAAGGTTGTTGAAAAACAACAAAGACCAATTGTTGGTACTGGAACAAAGGTTGGTTCATTCTTCTTAGAAAAGGGTAGTGATTATTATGACTTAAGTCCATATTTCGATTATAATAAAGATTACATTTCTTTCCCACTTACCGATATACCCGATAATCTATTCTTCACTTTAAAAACAGATGATACAAGTTGGACTGGTAAAGTTGGTGTAGCTCTTACGTGGGAAGAACAATGATAAATATATCATGGCTCAACTTCTTTTCAAAGCACAACTTCGCAATAGAACGCTTACCACTTCTCCATTTTATTTCAATGATGGGTCAACCGGTCATTTTTCTAATGTTTTAAAAATAAATAGGTTTCAGAATGTATTAACTGAAAATAAAACTGAATCTGGCGATACTATTGATTTAGTTTCTATTTTAGATGTTAATACTTTTTTGCACACGATTTCTAAAACAAGGACGTCGGATAATCAACAACAACTATTTTCATTTGTTGACTTAGGAACACAAGTTGTTGCGATAGAATTTACTGCGGATCTTAT